CTGATCCCGACGGATGACCAGAGCCGACTTGGGCTTGGTCAGTGCACCCGACAGGCGGGTTTCCATCAGGTACTTGTACTGGTTGAAGTCGATGTCGAAGTCCTCGAAGGAGGTGATTTCGCCACCCTTCGTGGAGCCGACGGTGTAGTCGATCAGGTTGACGATGACGCCGATAAGCGTTGCGTCCTCACCCATCGGTTCGACCGGCACGATCTCCTTGACGCGGATTGCTGCGGCCAGCGAAGCTTCGGTCTCGTAGAGACGACGACCCATCTTGTCCTTCAGCAGGAGCATCTCGGTGATGACTGCGTCCGTGGTGTAGAAGGTCGGGGAACCAGAGCCGCGGTAGTTGGTACGAGCGCGGGTGATCTCGTCGATCATCACGCCGGGAGCAACATTGGCTGCGAGCTGGACCGGGTGTGCGTAGAGCTCGTGATCGTTGGCGATCGAGCGGATGCCCGTGCCTTCGGTCTGGCCCTGCGGGTCCTTGATCTTGTCGGGGTTGCCGACAGCACGACCGTCACCGATGAGGATTGCGCGAGCGATTTCCTCGTTCAGCATGAAACGGATTTCCCACTTCAGCCAAGCAACGATGTCGATGTCGGTGATGTCAATGACGTCGTCCCGATCGAGCTTCTGCTTCTTGTAGACGGTTGCGGGAGAGGTCGAACGCTGCATCAGCGGAACGACTTCGTCCTTCTTCATGGAGCCCTTGACGTAACCCTTGGCTCGAGCTTCCTCGGCGGTCAGGTCAGCAAGGATCGTCTTCACCTTGGCGAAGGGAGAGTGCTTCGTGGCGGACAGCACCTTCTGAACCCACTCGGTCTGCCGAGCGATGAGCTCCGGCGTCTGAGAGGAGACTCGAGCATCCGGGAAGAGGATGTCGATGTTGGTGATGCCGTAGTCGGCGTGGGAGAGGGTGAAGGATTCGTAGGCCTTCTTGAAGGAGCCCTTCTCCTTGAAGAGATCGTTGATCTCGAGGATGTCGGCGTGGGAGAGGGTGTGGCGATCCTGTACGGCCGTGCCGCCAGTCGCGCCATTTTCGAATGCAGAGTACTTGCTCATGTTGGCAGAGCCTTCCTGATTGTGCTGGAGTTTTTCGGGATCGTCATCGGAGTCGACGTCCTTCTTGTCCTCAGACTCATCGGAGTCATCGGTGTCATCGGAGTCATCGGACTCTTCAGTTTTTGTTTCGGATTCATCTGTGTCATCGGACTTGGCATCATCTGCATCGTCGGATTTACCAGCCTCTTCGACAAGCGCATCGAAGACTTCCTTTTGAGCAGGCGTCAGAGATTCTTTGACCTCATTGACGCTCACTTCTTCGCCGTCTTCGACACCATGAAGAATGATGTCGCTGTCGGCATCGCCATGAGCAAATTTCTTTTCCCCGGAAGCATCGACCACAAGAGCGTAAAGGACGTTCTTCTGCTTAGGAGACATGCTGTCTACGATGTCGTTGACAGTTTCGCCTTCCTTAGCGTCGGTCGTATCCGCAGCGTCAGCATGACCGAGTGTGAATTCCTCACCCGAGTAGATGATTGCTTCACCGATCATGGTGTCCGTACCATCGGCACTGTGTCGAAGGTTTACGTCTTGGATATGTGCGTCCGGATTGGCGCCCTTGTACACGAGACTCACTTCGATGATGTTGCCGTGAACTACGTCGCCTCCCTCCTGCCTAAGCTTGTTAGCGAAGATCGAGAGAGCTTTCACGTCACCGTGGCGAACGAGTTCTTTAGCATCCTGTGCTGCCTGAGTCTCGTTGAAGAAGGCTTCTGTATAGATGCCGTCTTCTCGCTGGTACAAAAATGCGTGCCCAAGAACGTTACTCGGACTATCGTGCTGGTGCTGCCAGACGAGCTGGACCTGCTGCCCATCCTGATGCTTGAATGCACTGTGCTTGATCGTCCGACCATCGGAGCACTCGATATCAAATCGAGTTGCGTACCCTGTGAAGTCGGGAATCTTAGTAGCAACTACTGTCATTTTGAAGGTTCACCTTCCTTTCTATTTCACGTTAGCTTTGATGTTCTTGTATTCCGTATCGGAAGCGGTCTTGTACTTTGCATTGAGATCTGCTCGAGCTTTAGTGTAAGATTCTCGAGCTGTAACCACTGCAGATTTCAACTCAGTACCCACTCTCTTCATTTCGGCGCCTGCCGCCTTTCGGGCTTCTTCCGCTTTCTTGCCTGAGGCAAGGGCGTTGCTCTTAGAGATCGCAGCATTCTGCTTCTCCAAGTATGCACGCTGCTGTGGGGTGGCATTCTCCGGAATTTCATTGAGTGGAGTTTCTTGAGCTGTCTTCAAACTCTCGAGAAGCTTATTAAGCTTATCCTCGATACGTTTTCGACTAGCCTCAGCATTCTTTCGGAGCTTTTCCATCCGAGCTTTTTGGGACGTCTGTAAACCTTTGGAATCAGCGCGTTTCTTAGTGCTGATTTGCTTGCTTACATACGATCTAGCTTCCTCCTGATTACGGTTGGTAGCTACCCTAGCTTTACGCTGCTCTTTGGTTTCGCCCTTTACTGGCTGACGACCTTTAAGATCGCGATTCCTCAGATAATACTCATGCGCTTTTGCTGGATCGTAGAATTCCGAAGCATAGTGCGCTAAAAATGCTCTAACTTCATTCCTGTCTACGGTCATACGTTAGCACTATCTGAGATAATCTTATCGGCATTCGCTTCCAATGCGGCAAGCGTCTCTTCAAGCAAACTATCCTCTTCGGAAGTATCACCTTCAGTAGGCGCAGCTGCTGGATCGGCTGCTGGATCGGCTGCTGGATCGATAGCCGAAGGATCAGCAGACCCCGGCATGTTCGAATTAAGCAACATGTCCGACTTGGCTTCCTTCGATGGACGGAATCCGATACCCGTTCGAATTTCGTTAGGTGAAAGAATCTCATTACGAGAGAGCGCATCGACTAGAGTCGCCAAATCAGCAAGAGTGATATTCCGGAACGGATCGATGAAGAACCGAATTGCTTGTCCCTGAGCCCTAGCTGTCTTTGATAGGAACTTACGTTCGATACCCTGAGAGATAGCTGTGAGCACTGGTTCTACAGTTCGGTTATGGTAGTTCTTCAGCGTCTTTTCATCAGCTGTACCATCGAATACATCTTTCGGAATACCAAGCTGCGAATATAGCTGCTTAGTGAGGAACTCGACTTGAGCCAGCATGTTGTTTTCAGCAGGACGATTGAGCTGAGTAATCTTTTCAGTGGCATCTGCATAAGCAACGCCATATTTAGAGTTATACAGCTGATCTTCCATGTCCTGTCGACGAGCAGCAGCCTGTGCTTTACGTGAATCGGACTTAACGACGTACGGAAGTTGGATAATGATGTCGAGTTTTCCGGAACCGGCCTGTTCATCAATAGCATCGAGGATGCTCAACTTACGAGTTAGTCGTCTGAGTGTTGAAACCTCGTCGTTCATGACAGCGAATAGCGGGTTTTCGATAACGGCTACTTGACGCTTAGGTAGCGTAAGCTCATCCTTCACACCAGTCTCTTGGTTATAGATCAGTACTCGGACATACTCGGGATACCACGCTACTACTTCTCCGACTCGCAACGTCTCAATGTCGTAGGACATCGATGTCGCAGGGTCTTTGTCAGCCGTCATGATGCATACCGCAGCGACGCCCTTTTCAAAGAGAGTCATTGCGATGTTCTGTCGAAAAGCCCTAGCGCCTTCGTCAAGATTCGCTTCGACTGTGAGACAGTAGTTTAGTCCACTGCTCATAGGCTCTTTATACCGACGCTCTTCGTCCAATCGAACATGCATTAGATCTGCCGAGGCCACATCCATAGCAATCTGATTGTAGATTGACGTAGTAATTGTTCGATCGCTACCACCGCCTGCGCGAAGTCGGCTAGGGTTCGATCCATAATTTGCTGAACCTCCGCCCCAAGACTGAAAGCGATTCGATTCTTCTTTCGCAAAGGTATTGAAAGCCGCGTGAATAAGGCTGTCTCTAACTCGACTAAATAGTCCCATAAGTTTTACCTCCTCTCTGGACTAGGTCTTCAGCAATGTTATTGCCGCTCACTCAAAGGCCTCCTTATTGGCTTTGTATGCTACGTATGCATCCATCAGGGCAGCCACATTATCGATCTTCTGATCTGCGCGCTTCTTCAAGAGTTTTCGGTTACC